AATCCAGAGAACTATCCAAACAATGAGGTACCTGTGTCAGTAATGGCAACAGATCTTCTCACCACATACAAGTATGGTTGGAAGACTTCTTACTATCAGAATACATATGATGCTAAGAAGGATGATGAACCAGCACATCCAATTGGATGGAAGGATGATGTTCCAGAATCTAAAGTATCTGCTTTAGAGTGTTTAGTAAATGAAATTGAAACTTCCAATGAGGAAGCATGTGAATCCTGCACGATCTAAGAATGTATAGCAATGAGGAAAAGTTCAAGGGGGTAACGGTATTCAATACCAACCCTGTTGATACTAAGAAGCAACCCATGTTCTTTGGGCAACCACTAGGTCTCCAAAGGTATGATGAATATAAGTATCCAGTCTTTGATAAACTAACACAACAACAGTTAGGATATTTCTGGAGACCTGAAGAGGTATCGCTTCAGAAAGATAGAGCAGATTATAAGACACTGACAAAAGAACAGAAACATATCTATACTTCTAATTTAAAGTATCAGATTATGCTAGATAGTGTACAGGGTCGTGCACCTGGTATGGCTTTCATGCCTTATTGCTCTCTTCCAGAATTGGAGGGAGCAATGAATGTATGGCAGCTAATGGAGATGATCCATAGTAGATCCTATACATACATTATAAAGAACGTATACCCTGATCCAGGTGAGGTATTCGACACTGTACTAGGGGATGAAAGGATATTAAGTCGTGCAGACTCAGTAACTTCAGCCTATAATGATCTTATCAACCATGCACACGAATATGACAGCGGGAACCTCTGGAGAATGGCCACGGAAGGGCACCCCAACGGAACTTATGACAGGAAAGAACTCAAAAGAAAACTCTATAGAGCAATCGTCAACGTCAACATTCTTGAGGGTATTAGGTTCTATGTCTCCTTCGCTTGCTCGTTTGCATTTGGTGAACTCAAGATTATGGAAGGATCAGCTAAAATTATCTCTCTTATCGCCAGAGATGAAAGCCAACATCTTGTCCTTACTCAACAGATCCTCAAAAACTGGCAAGAAGGTGACGATCCAGAAATGGTGGTCATCGCTGACGAAGAACGGGAAAACGTAATAGAAATGTATAAGGATGCCGTCAATGAAGAGAAGGCATGGGCTGAGTATCTCTTCAAGGATGGTAGTATGATAGGACTGAATGAGAAGTTACTCTCACAGTACGTAGAGTTCACTGCCAATAGACGCATGAGATCTATAGGTCTTGATCCTATCTATGATATATCTGCAAGAAATAATCCTTTACCATGGACACAGTATTGGTTAAATAGTAAGGGGCAACAGAACGCACCTCAAGAAACGGAGATTGAATCTTATGTCGTCGGAGGAATCAAACAAGATGTCGAAGGAGACACCTTCTCAGGATTCTCCCTCTGATAAGATAGAATGGAAACTTGAGGATATGATGAAAGCATATAAAGAATCTTGTTGTGACAATTGGGAAGACTTTGCTGGTGGATAAACCGTATGATGACTCCAATTGGAGAGAAGAGTGGAAGGGTTATACTTCTAACAAGTATCAGTTAGACCTGCTTGAGAATGGACCTAAAAGTCTTGCTCAATCATGGATGATGGGTGCAATGCATAACAAGTGGAAGAAGATGAAAGGGTATCGTGAGCCAGAACCACCTGATTGTCAAAGTTCTTTACAGGAATGGGAAGAAAGTATTAAAAGATACAACAAAGCTTGACTATATAATATGGGTATGCTAACATATCCATACGTTCATCTCTAAAGGAGACGCAAGTAAGCCGACGCGGAACGGATCGTTCATCTCATGTCTTTTCTAATTGCCTCTGCCCTAACCTGTCCTGATGCTACTGAACTCATCACAAAGATGCAGTCCTATAGGATCTCGGAGGAGCAACGAGCTGAATTAATTCAGGTCGTTAAGGATAGTACAATTGAATGTGACTGGGACGCAAACGCCGACTAAAGGAACGGATTAAAAACCCAACTACTTTAGGAGTAAAAACAATGGCAAAAGTCATCTATCGTGGAAACGAGTACGATACCACTGAGTATCGTAAGGCAGTGCTTGAAGAAGCAGCCCAAAACAGAAATCATGATCTCATGTATCGTGGTCTCAAAGTTACCAAAAAGGTAGCACTCGTTTCTTAAGTCACTTACTTATCAAACTATATCCCTGACTACATAATGTAATCGGGGATATTTTTTATGCAAAAAGGAAAACTGAAAATATTAATTGATCAGTTGGAAGACTTATTAACAGAATTAAAGGTAGAAGTATACGCAGATAAAGATTCTTACCTTGACAAGAATGGGGATCAATGGTATAGTGGTGATGACGATGATGGATACCCAGACTAATGAAGAAACTTTGGAAGGAAATTATGAGAACCCCTGGACCTATAAGGGTACAGCTTTTACTTCTAATGACATTAACGACTTCTTCGGTTTTGTCTACAGGATTACAAATCTCCAGTCGGGTAAACAATATATCGGAAGAAAGTATTTTACACAGCGTCGAAAGCCTAGAAGTGGGAAAGGGAAACGGAGGGTTACGTCTGAGAGTGACTGGAAGAACTACTACGGAAGTTCTACAGAACTTAAGACCGATGTTAAAGCTATTGGAAAGTCCTGTTTCAGTAGAGAAATAATAAGTTTACATCGTACAAAGGGATGGACAAACTATGAAGAGACTAGGCAACTGTTCCTAAATAATGTACTGAGTGAGGATGAGAATTATTATAATTCTAATATCCTTGGTCGCTATATGAAGAAGGATTTCCACCATGAACAATGCCCCACCAATTCTTAAAGAGCAGTGCCACTATCTGTTACAGTGGATGCAAGATCGTAGTGATGTACTAGCAATGGACAAGCAGTACGATGATATGTTTGCACTGTATATGGAATGGAATGAGTGGATTGAACAAGACAACCCTACATTATTAGCACTAGTACGAGATGAAGAAAGCTGACGTAGATTACCTATATGATTGGGCATCTCGTACTGAATTTCCTTTGAGAAAGGCACCAACCTCTGTTGGTTATGCAAAGGATAGTAATACAGGAGACGATAAAGATATATACTTCTGTTGGCTCAAGGCAAGAAGAGATACTCATGGTGGTGTTAGACAAAGTGTTGTCGATGATCCCAGAGCATTAGAAATATTACAACAGAAAGAGATACTGCTTGCAACAATAGCAGTCTTCACTCCCGATACAGATTTACCGAAACACAAAGATCCAGATGTATATGATCAACCTTATAGGAGGATACAGATTCCATTGAGTGTATGCCCTGAACAGTATATGATCTGGGAAGAAACTGGAGAGACTATCCACTGGAAAGATGGGGAAGCACAGGTGTGGGATGTTATGGATCATCCTCACTCTGGTTATAATCATTCAGAAGAAGATATGGTGTTTCTATTTTTAGATATTCAAAAGACCGATGATAACAGTACGCTGCAAGAAGTGTAATACTACTCTCACTTCTCAACATGATCATGACTACAATGTATGTGGTTGTGACAACCAGACCTATGTTAGGGGGGATATAATGGGTGGTAATAATTTAGATGAGGTAGTTCAAGTAACTATACCTAAACCACCTAAGATAGAACCAGAACTTAAGTTGGGAACAGATGCCCCTAGGAAAAGAAGAACTAGATTAATTGATGTAGACATACGATGAACGTTTATCAGTTTGAAAAGATTGTGAATGGATTTTCTTGTCTTAAGATACTCCATGAGATCAATGACTTTAATCCTCTTAGTCGTAATGCTTGGATAGGTATACATGATGAACCTGATAATGCAATTGAAGCATACATCTTAGATTCATACTCATTTTTATTTGAGGATCAGTTTCATGGTGTAGTTGGATTTGAATGGTGGTTTCATGTCATGGATAATGATAGAAGTATGATTACATTTCATGCTGATCATGATGAAGCTCATCGAATGCAAGAAGGTGAGATGAAGTATCCATTATTATCTACATGTACATACTTTGATCAAGATAGGAATCCAACTATCTTTTTAAATGCTCAACACAAGAGTAAGTTTGAGAGACATGTAGAACCTTGGCCACCTACAGAAGCAGTCTTTTCTTATCCTGCTAGAGGTAAGATGGTTGCGTATGACCCCACCTATATACACGGGATATTACCAGGAAGTAAAGGTCGCACTTCTTTATGGTATAATGTATGGGGATACAAACCAAACTATATGGAGAGAGTTGGAATACCTCGTAGAGGATTTCTTTCTGATACGACTCATAGATCTACCTTTATAGGTTGTGAATCTATAGAACCAACTGCTTATCTTGGTGAGACCAAGACCATAGGTTTAGAATGTAATCACAAACGTATAGATTTAGTTGGACCAGCTGGGGCAATTCCTGCTGGAACTTTATGGAGGGTACAGCAATGATTGTAATTAAGGAATCAGATCTTAAGGAAAAAGAAAATCACTACATAAAATTAGTAGAGGAAGGTGAAGTTATACTGGTTGAGAAACCAGATGGTAACAAATATATGATGGTCCCACAAGATCCAAACGATCTTCAGGGCATCTGCGATATCTAAATATAAGAACCCATGAGTGTAATTATCTATCAAGAGCATTGCGATTTGCTGGAGAAAGAGAACGAAGAACTTAGGGAAGAGGTTACTTTTCTTCGGATGCAGTTGGAGTACAAGACTTTAGGTCCACCAATCCATTCCCAAGATGACATAAATATATAAAAAGACTTTGTTTAAATGGATTGGCAACCACATATAGTTGTTAAGGCAGATGATAGTTCTGTCGTTAAGACATCTACTACCGCATTAAGAACTTTCAATGTAGGCTTTCCAGGTAAGAAAGCTACGGTTCATTTTATAGGTACTAACCTAACCATAACTAAGGAGATTAAATCTTGGTGTGGAAAGGGAGGTCATAAATTTGTACAGTACCCACCATCAATAAGGCAGTCCCAGTTACATCATACTATTTGTAGTAACAGTAGACTGCCTGTTGTATTGATTAGAGGTACTGTAGTTTTCTATGAAGACATAAGTGACTACAGCACTACTAAATTGTTTGGTGCTGACTATCAACCTAAGAGGTATATGTACAAGGGTAATGAGAAAGTCATTACACTTGGTGGAATTGAGAAGAGTGTTATATTTGTTCCTAATCCTACTAAACTATGTGCTAAGGTTGAAGAGATCACATCAATATGGAGAGCACCTGCTCAACGTGCTTTACCTATAGAGAAGAGAAGGTGGTGGGATTCACAGTGGATGATCATGGATGGTATATGTTATCAGCAACAGTCTGGTATCTTTAACCTAATCTATCACTGGGATAAGAAATTAGTTGCTGACTTTACTAAGAAGACTGCTGCAAAGTATGAGAGTGTATTTGCTGGTAATGATTACCCAGATATCTTCAAGGCAATGGAAGAGAATAATGAGGACACTAGCCTCATAACTAAGTACATTGATGCAGCACTTAATGATGATTGGAAGACGATTAAGGGATCGAAGAAGAAATACCTTGACAATATTAAGGATACTGTGATATAATCCTGCTATATATAAACAGCGTTAAAAACTGTTTATGACTGAACCCGTTAAGGAGGAAGTAAAGAAGAAAGAGGAGCCGAAAGGTCCACTAGGTAAACTAAAGTCTGCTTTGTTACCAGATGCCGAAGAACAAGCGGCAATCATAAGTACAGCTGTCAGAATTACAGTACTTGCCTGGTCGGGTGGAATCTTGACGTTAAATTACGTGTCGATTCCAGGAGTACCGCAACAGAAAATTGATCCAACTTTTATAGCTTCAGTTTTTACTGGAGTTTTAGCTAGCTTCGGAATTCAGACCGCTTCTAAGAAAGGAGACGGTACTATGAAGATGGATAAGAATGGCAATGCTGTTAATGGTAACGGTGTTCCACCTGTTACTGCGAAGGACATAGAAGCAATCATGGCGAAAGCTAGTGCTGGTCCTGTTCAAACCATTCGTATTGAGCAAGCACCTCTTAAAATTACTACCGATTCAAAACCCCAAGAACCCTATAAAATGTAGACCCATGCAAAAAATTGTAAATGTACTTGCTATTGCGAGCTTCGCTGTATCTGGTGCCGTTGTTATTGGTGGCGTATCTGTATATGTCAATCGAGGAAAAATTATTGATAACGTCAAGTCTCAAGTCATGTCTAGTGTGGCTGGTGCACTTGGTCCAGCGATAGGTGGAGCACTACCTGATACAACTGGCCCTGCTATGGCACCACCAGCAGCACCTGCTGGTGGTCTAGGACTTCCTCAGTAATGGCAGTAGATCACTGCATAGATGCAGATGAGACAAGAGAAGAGAAACTAGAAAGAGCATTAGCTATCTTTCTAGAATCTGTTCATAAACCTGACCATGCCCTTCGTGGATGTGCTCACAACCAGAAATGTTATCATGAGCTGATGATGGTACGCAATCATGTGCTAGACTACCTACATAACATGAAACGTGAGGAACTCTACCGTGAATGGGAGACTGGATAAGGTAGCAATGACAGACCGTGTAATGAAGATCAGCAATGGTCTTCATAACAAACACTGGTACCCTGAGTGGGATAAACGACAGAGGGGTGCCGCCCAAAGAATTTTAATGAACGTCTTGGAAGTCCTTGACGAATATCATAGTTAGATGAGTGAGATACCGAGGATACAAGTAGGAAGTATTAATGAAATATACGTACCCAACATCTACAGTTTGTACGTACCTCATTACTATGCTCCAACAGTAGTAGCACCAGGTCACCCTAGTGTACTACAATATATCGGTAGACCTATCGTAGATATGCCAGGGTGTGTTAGGGCACACAGAGAAGAGAATAGAAAGACAAAACGTCTACCTGAACTGGCTGATGATGATCCCAAGGAAATAATGACCTTGTGTCCTGATGGATTCTATCCAACATACGATGCAATGAATTATGAACCAGAGCAATTAATAATTACAAGAGAACAGAAGGCACCTGATGTTGTGCCCCCT